GAGAATGCTACAAAATCTTTAGATGCATCAGATGTAACTGCACCTACAAAGTTTTGATACTTATTAAAATCAACTTTATCAATCATTGGAATTTAAAATTTGCGAATTTTTCTTTTTTGGGCTGTTCTTTATTATTATACTCTTCATCTTGCCCAGAGTCAAGTATGTCCTGTTGAGCACTTTGTTCAACATCAAAGAGACGCATCTTTGCCCTATCAATACCAAGAACAAATCTCTTGTTCATAGTAGGGTCATTATATCTATTCTTTAACTGTTTGACCATAATCTGACCCATCTGTTCCAAATCCTCTGTACTGATGAGAGCAAACATAAGGTCAGCAGTAGCTGGGAGACCAAAAGATTCACTGGTATCAGTGAGATCGACATCACTATTACCATAGCCACTCCTAGTAGTTTGTGTGGCACTGACAATTGGGACATTGTGTTCAACTGCAAGTCCTCTAAGTTCTTCTGCAATTGCTTTGACATATGAATATGAATTTACTGAGAAATTACTTTTATACCTAGAAGACCCACAAATATTAAGATAATCAATAAAGATAATATCAGGTCTAAAGGATTTCTTAAGAGCAAGTTCATTAAGAAGTGCCTTGAAGTGTCCAGAGTGTGCAGATGCAGTTGGGTACTCTTTAATAATCAATGTACCTTGAGTCTTCTTGGAAAGAGTATTTACCTTAGTATCAAACATATTCTTAGGCAAATCTTGAATATCTTTGATATTTACATTTAGGAGGTTAGCGTCAATCCTTTCTGCAATGCGCTCTTCTGCCATTTCAAGCGTAATGTACAGTACGTTCCGTCCTTGGAGCAGGATGGAGCTAGCCACATGGCACATGAATAGGCTTTTCCCGACGCCAGTACCAGCAAGTGCGATATTGAGAGTTTTAGAAGGGAGACCTCCCTTTGTAATTTTGTTGAAATAATCCAGGTCAAATGGCAGTTTGTCTTCTTTTCTGTGATAAGATTCATATCTTTGTTCGTAATCCTTTAAGTAATCGTGTCCAATGTTATTATCAAATCCAACTGCAAGTGCTTCTTGAAGAATAGAAGGAATAGAATCTCTTGATTTCTTTTCATCTTTGCCATCAGCAATCTTAATACTTTCTATAAGTGCAAGATAGATTGCTTTGTCTTTACACCACTTTTCAGTAGTATCAACTAGCCAATTTTTATCTGCTGTAGAATCATCAAGATTTCCAACATACTCACAAATATTCTTGTAAGTATCTTCCGTAATATCTGTTCTTTTTTCTGTTTCAATTAAAAGAACTTCTTTTGTGGCAAGGTCATCATAAGCAACAATAAACTTACAAATCTCCTCAAAAACTACTCTCTCATGAATGTTCTCAAAGTATTCAGTTTTAATGAAAGGAAGAACCTTTCTACAATATTCATTATTAAAAAGTAAATTTCTTAAGATAGTAGTTTCTACTTTTTCCATCATCCTCCATAACTAAAGTGTTTTCTTGCAATCTCATCAAGTGCCTGCATTACTTCTGGGGTAAAGTATTTTTCTGGTTCTGCTAGAATTTGTTTTGCATAGATTTTCTTGCCATCAATTTCATAACGTCCTGCGACATTCTTCCAGATTCCCCCAAGCTCACCAAGCTCAAGAAGACCATAGTACTTATCCAAGCCCCGCTCATCATAATACAAACGGACTTCCACATCTTGATTCTCCTTACTCAAACGTGACTTGGCAGTTTTACATTTAATAATGTTGCCAATGACTTCTGTTCCATCTTTTTCTTTTTTCTTGGATAGATGAATAATAGTAGAAGCAGCATATTTGAGACCACTACCACCACCCATTTCTTTTGTTGGAACATAAGCACCAATCACATCATAGGTATGATTAGTTACAATCATTGGAATGTTTGCCTGACCCAGTTTTAAGGTAAGCATTCTGAATGCACCTTTAATCAGTTGGGATTTAGTCATATCCCTTACCTCTTTATCATTCAAGGCATCATTAATCTCCTTACTGGTTGAGAGCATTCCCAAAGAGTCTAGCACAAACATGCAAGGACTGCGATCCCCTTCAGGTTTCTTCATATACAGATCAACTGCCTTGAGTGCCTTGCCACGAAAATCTTCTACGGTGACAACATTGACAACAACCAAGCGAGTTGTGTCAACACCTCTCCCCTCCAATAAGGATCGTGTGATTGCAGCTTCAGTATCGAAGTACAAACAATATCCAGTAGGATTATTATCAAGGAAATTTTTGACCACTGCCAGACTAAAGAAAGTTTTTCCAGTGCTTGTTTCCCCCGCAATTGCAGTAATTTTATTACCAGATACCCCACCAAAGATACTCCCACTAACAAGAGCATTAAATATGTGACTACCAGTGTCCACATAAGTTTCAGTTTCGTCAATCTCTGATGCCAGTTGTGTGTATTCTCCACCAATCTCTTTTACAATATCTTTTAAAAAGTCCATAGTTAACTAAAAAATGATTCTAATGTGTTTTTCTTTTCAGTGCCCCAACCAATACACTGAAGAATAGTCTTTAAAGGTTCAAGAAAACTTTTCTCAAACTGAAGTTCATAATCAATATATTTACCAAGATTTAATTCTTTAGGAAACTGTTGAATAAAAGAAATCACATTTTCCCTGATTGGGTTTGCCTTTTTAAGGTAACAGAATTTAATCTTTTCCCCATTATTAATAATAGGATATTTATTGTCCAAGTTATTCTCCTTGATGTAATGATTATACAGCAGAACTCCCCTAACGTGAATAGGAGTTCCCTTCTCATAAATCATACTATAGGACTTATACTTATTGATATTGTTAGCAGATCTTGGGAAAGAAATCTCTTCTGGTGGAAGACTATAAAAATACTTTCTACTTTTATTAATATACTCAATCATATCATCTTCTGTTTTAGTCATGATAATCTTGAATGCTTCTTTAATCATAGACCTACAAGGAGCAGGCGTTGAAGATTTAACTGCTTCCATTCCCATAATCTTAAGTTTAGGTTCAGAATATCTTACCCCCTCACTATCCCAAACATTAAGAATGTATCTTTTCTTGGCAGTCCAGATACCTCTTTCTGCAATGTTTTCCCTCTTCATCTGCATCTTTTGAGAATATGCATTCATATAATCTGCAAGTTCTTGGTAGCAACTTTCAATATACTTTTCAAATTCCACCTTACAGATTTTATCAAGAAAATTGACAATACTTTCTGTGCCCTTTTCCTTTCCTCCAAATATATTTTCTACCAAAGGACCCATATTAAGGTAGATAGAATCAGTATCAGAAGCAATTACATAATCTTTATCCTTTGTCTTTAGGATTTTATTAAGATGAGAATTCATTTTATCTTCAATCCAACGAATTGAGACTTGACCAGAAAGCGTAACTGCCTCTGCATTCTCCAACTTATAATATCTAAAGTACTCATTTCCAACAGCACCATATGCACTATTAAGTTGAATCTTTCTTGCCATTTGGATGTTCTTACATCTGGAGATTTCCTTTTCCAATTCTTTGGTAGGAGTTTTCTCATACTGTTGTTGTGCAGCAAGCATCTTCTTTTTATAGATGGTACGATCTTTATAGATCTTGTCCATCAGTTCTGGAAGGAATCCACGAATATCTTTCCTATACATTGACCCATTTGGACAAACTGCATATGAGAAATCTTCTGGAATTTGGATTTGTTTTTTGAGAACCTTATCTACAGAAATATTCAGAAATTTATCTTCTACTAAAGTTTCTGGGCTTATGTTGTATTGCATAATCAGGTGGGGGTACAGACTATTAAGGTCAAAAGAGACTACCCAATCATGCCTACCCACAATAGGATCCTTTACATATGCTCCAGCATACTTCTGATCCTTTTTATTTTGCACCTTAAATGGAATTACAATATCCCTTTCTTTCAGATAGTTATAGATGATGGAATCCCACATCCTTACCTGATAGAAAACATCATTATAGTTACTCTTTGAGTCATATGCCATAGTAATAGCAAGCTCAATTAGTTTCATCTTGTCTTCCAAACGGTCAACAAGTTCCACGTCCTTAATGTTATATTCCACAAACTTTTGCCAATCTTTAGTATAAAACTCCTTAAAAGTATCATACTCACTGTGATCCAACTTTTGCTGTCCAAGTTCTACATTCGCAATATGATCCAACCTATAAGATTCTTGATTTGTATAAGTAAATTTTTTATACAAATTCAAATAGTCAAGTACAGTAATACCTGCAATATCATATATCTTATTGGTTCTTCCAATAACAGTTACTTCCCCCTCTGTAACAATTCCCCAAGGAGATAGTTGCTTTGCAACCTTCTCTCCAAGAACTTTACAAAGACGACCATAAAGATATGGAATATCATAAAAGTCACAATTCCATCCAGTAATTACTTCTGGGTGATTATTTTCCCAATAGAACATAAACTGATCTAACAGGTCTGCCTCACCATTACATTGATAATACCTAACCTTTGGATTTGTATTAATAAATGATTTAACACCCCAAGTAAAAATATTCTTAGTAGTATAATCTTGAATAGAAATACTAAGAAGTTCTTCTTGACAAGATTCTACATCAGGAAATCCATTCTCAGATGCTACCTCAATATCAATAGTAATCAACTTGATCTTATTGATATCAAACTTTACTTCATTTGGATATGTCTCAGAAATATATTGATTAATATATCTGGTATTACCATACAAAGTAAAGTTATCTATATTTTCATATTTACTAATGAAGTCTCTAGTTTCTCTAATGGTTCCAGGTTTAATTTCCTCAACATAATTTCCCTCAAGAGTTTTATATTTTGTTTTCTTTTTACTGGGAACAAAAAGAGTGGGATAAAAAGGTTCCCTATTCTTAAAATGCTCACCATTATCAAAACCTCTGGAAAGTATTTCATTTCCAACAAGAACTACATTAGTATAATATTTCATTTAATAGTTTTTAAGTAAAGTTCAATTTGATCTGGTTTTGGATCAACAATAGTAAAGATAGAATCAGAATGAATCATAAGTTCTCGTTGGTCAGTAAAAACTGGCCACTTTTTCATATCATATGTTGTAGCATCTGATACAAACATTTGACAAGGATTGACCAATCTACAATCTGGACCCCCCAACTCAGTTTCTACTTCATGCACTTCTGTAACTAGAATAGCATCATTCTTTAGAATCAGTATTTTCAGATTTTCCATTTAAGTTCTCCAAATAAGAATTTTTAACTTCATCAAGGGGCTCAAGGATAGAAACTACCCAATCGCAAGGAATTGGAACAGTTTTGTTCTTAGAAAGTGCAGCATAAGGATAAAAAGAAACCCCTGCAGGAATATCAGAATTTCCATCTTCCAATCTAACAAGATAAGGATTTTCTAGAAGATATCCTACAACTTTATCCCCAGAAAGCATTTCCTTTACATCAGCAACAACGTCTTCATAAGATTTTAAAATCAAAAGTTTGACAGACATAATTTTATACCTCAATAATTTATTTTATAAAGTGTTTGATGTCATCATCAATCATAACCATCCTACCACCATCTTTGAGTTTTAGCAAGGTCCCATTACGCAAAAAAGAGGGGGATGGATGGTCTTAGTCATCCTCCCCCAGCGGCAACGATAGTCAATAGTATTTATCACTCACGCTTTCTTTTAAATGCACAAACCTTTTTTCCAGGTGCCATTTTATAATCTACGGTTTTACCATAACAATTAATCTTTGGTTTTTGGGGTTTGGTTCCAAAATCACCCTGCATTTCCTGGACTATCTGCATAAACTCCTGAAATGACTTCATATACTTTCCTCTTCTGATGCTCTGGAATAACTCTATTTAGTTTAATAGTAAGTAATCCATCCTCAAAGGCAACATCACCTACAACTACATCATCTGATAAAGTCCAAGAGCGAGTAAATGCCCTCTTTGCCAATCCTTTGTATATGTATTCACTATCAGAATTACTAACTTTCTTTGCTTCTACAAAAAGTTTGTTCCATTCTGTAGTAACTTCAATATCTTCTTTTTTATATCCAGCAAGTGCAATTTCCAATCTAAAATCAACATTACTTTCTTTGACTAGATTGTATGGGGGATAGTTAGTATGAGATTCAAAAGCAGTATCAAATCTCTTAAACCATTCATCCATTCCAATGCTATTTTTTTGTATATCTAACAAATACTTTGCAGTTTGTGGTACTGTCATAGTAAATGAACTTGTTCCAAACATAATAGACCTCCTTAAAGCGTCTGTAAGTGAATGATGTCCCCTAAGGCAACATCAATAGTATATATCTACAGATACAAAAAAAGGGAGTGTAGAACTCCCTATAGTTTTATTCAGTTATTTCTACTTTCTTCTTTTTGGCACCAATATTATATTTGGTCTCAAGAATCCAATCATCTTTGTCCTTATAAGAAAGAACTTTAATTTGATTCAAGGGTGCAATATCTTGAATTTTTGATGCATCATTGACTGTAACCAAACCCCAATCAGCAATCAATTGGGCAATTCTATTACGTCTTTGAATATCATTCACTGTAATATTAGCGTGCTTGCCATCAAGTGCAAACAACTCCTTAAAATGAACAAGATAATATCTACCTTGCTTATGAAGGATATGACAAGATTGATAGATTTTCTTTTCTTTACGAGATGCCACACCAATTCTGGTGAGTGTTTCTCTAACCTTAAGAAAATCATCAGGTTCATTTAGGGTAACTTCTACCATTTGGTCTGGGGACCAATTCACTTCAGGCTCATTAACAACGCTCATTTTTTTCCTCCAGTTTCAAGTTTTTGTTTAATAAAATTAAGTTGTTCATCTGACAGAATTCTCAAAGCTTGTTTTGCTTTCTCATTACTATAACCATAGTAAGATTTAACTACTTCAATATCTTTGATTTTTTCTTGCCTTAACCAAGGAGAGAATCTCTTCTTTTTCCTGATAATATTTATAAGAAAATCATATTGCAGTTTTTTGTCTAATGAGGAATACTTATTCATTTCATTAGCATACATTAAACAATCAATATGTCCAGATAAACACCTATTAATAATATAGGGAGCATAATCTGCTATGGAAGAAAGGTCTTCTTCCATAATATTTTTTTTAGTTTGGTTGATTGAGTTTAACCAATCCTTTAATTCAATTTTCATTCTTATAGGTTGGAGGATGAAAATTACAATACTCATTAAATACAATCTTGCATTCTTTATGAGTAAGCTTACAATATTCTGCTGCTTTTGGAAGATTCCATTTAGCAACAAAAAGCATTTCCATTGCTTCCCTAGTTTCAGGTCTCATTTGAAAGTACACTCCACCATAATTTCAGTTAATGCTGCCAAAAGATTAATTTCCTGATCTGCACAAAATGCCATTTGATATTGATATTTAGCAATAATCAGAACTGCTGCTGGAATAGATTGTGGAGTAAGCCAACTATAACAAGCATCATAAATCCTACGAAGAATTACAGATGCATCATTATCCAAGTTAGATACAACCCATTTCCTAACTTCCGAAAAGTTTTTACTTTTGAGGTTTGGAATCAAATCATTTACTGCAACATCAGAAAAAGATGCAAGAACACCAGTATCTATTTCTCCACCAACAGAATACCTTTGACATTCATTTAATACTCTTCTCCAGTCTGGGAAGTGTTTATTGATAAGTTCTGCAAGGACTTTTTGATCATATTTGATGCCCTCTTCATCCAAGATGTTTTGTATACGCTTGAAGAAGGATCCTGCCAACTGGGACTTTTCATTCCCTTTGATTGAGAATTCAACCACTGCACATCTTGAGTGAAGGGGTTCAATGATTTTGTTTTTGTAGTTACATGTAAAGATGAATCTACAGTTTTTATGAAACGTCTCAATATTAGCCCGTAGTAAGAGTTGAACATCGTTTCCTGTGTTATCTGCCTCATCAATAATGATGACTTTGTGTTTACCAGTTCCTTGAAGCGAAACAGTCGAAGCAAAGTTCTTTGCTTGGTTCCGTACTGTGTCCAAAAATCTTCCTTCGTCAGATCCGTTAATGACATAAAAATCTACTCCCAATTCATTACATAGTGCTTTTGCTACTGTAGTTTTTCCAATTCCTGGAGGACCACAAAGAAGCAAATTTGGGATTTCACCTTTATCTAAAAAGTCATTAAAAGTTTTTTTAATACTTTCTGTCAAGATACAATCTTCAATTGTCTTTGGGCGATACTTTTCAACCCACAAAAATTCATCACGCATATTCATAAATCCATTTTGGCATTCTATCAGGAATTTTTAGGTAATTGTCCTTTACCCAAGGTTTAGAAGCAATATACATTTTGTAGGCAGTGAATGTATCAATACTTTCATCAAGTTTGTATTCTTCTGGCATTGCCCTTGTGAATTCTACCACATTGTTGTAGATGTTAAGACTTTTACCGGAGTTATCAAGAAAGATAACTTCTGCTGCTTGAATACCATCAAAGCAACCGTGAACTTTACCATAACGATGCAGATACTCATTACACAGAGCATAACCGTGCCTAATCAACCAAGCAAGGTTCTCGTGGGATTTTGCTGCCCATTGAGTACAGGGATGATTACGAAAAGCACCTTTCTCTGTACTATAAGGAGTTCCATCTTTTTTAGGAATGGTTCCCCAATCATAATACCACTTGGAGTAGATGACAGAAATCATCTGACAGGTCTCCAAGGGCATTTTCACAATATGTTTGTCGGGAAGTGCCACAGCAGAAAGAACTGGGCATTGATCATTCACAAATATATTCATAATATAAAAAATAAAATTAGTTAAAAGTACTGTCTGGCTCTAATGCCACAAAGTATAGCAGATTGTACTTCTCATTGGTAAATTTTGCAACATTCTTTTTAGAAATTACAACATCATAAGAACCAGGAACAATTTTAATATTTTCAACCTTAAAGTTAAAAACAAATTCAGAATCAGTTTCTCCAACTACAAGAGAGTATTCATTAGAGGTGTCATTATTTTTATCTCTAACAACTAAACGAATAACACCAGCATTTCCAATTACTGATAGATCAGTAAGACCATATACCCCAGATGCTTTAAGAAGTTGATTTAATTGAGAATGTTCCAACTGAAAACAAATATCTTCAGTAGGAAGTTCCATAGTTTTATCTGGAGGAGAAACAATCACTTCAGGGTCTGCATAAAAATATTTTACTCTACGCTTACCTTCTTTAATTGTAATATAAGAGTCATTACTAAAATCCAAATCTGGATCTTTGTGAAGACTCAACCCACTAAGGAATTGGTTCAAATCATAGATTGCAATATCTTTTGGGAATTCTTCTTCTACTTCTGCTTGTGCAAAAATATTCTTCATTACAGAAATGGTTTTAATTTTAGATCCTGCTTTAATAAGAATAGATTGATTAATTGAAGAAAAGTTCTTCAGGATATTAATAGTATTTTCAGAAAGTTTCATTTAAATTCACCCAATCCATTTTCAACACGACTATAATGCTTATCAAAATGAAGCAATAGCATAGCATAGTGAATTACTTTGAGCAAATCACGTTTGTTACGACCATTCTTCTGCCCATACCTGGACCCATACTTGAGAATATTGACTTGACAAAAGTCTGGAGCAAGACCTTTAGATGCTGCCAAATCAATTGTTTGAATATCTTCATATCCCTCTTCACTACCCACATAATGGCTTCCATATGTACTTAGAACATATTCCCCAATATCTTTGAGAATTTGTTCTTCATTGTACTTCCATTTCATAATTTATGATCAGACTACTTAAAGATATTAGCAGTTAATTGGTCAAGAGTCAACCATAACACCAAATCCTTTTTGCTTTTGAAACCTAATAGTCCTATCAAACTTATCAAATAAATCATCTACCTTATGAGAAATAACAAATGTATTAGAATCACTAATAACATATTTAATAATTTTGGTAAAATAATCAGTTCCAGATTCATCCAAAGAACTATCAAACACTTCATCCAAAATCAATAGATTTGTATTGATGGAATTTTTAAGTTTAGCAACTTCCCTCCAAGTAAACAATAATGCCAAATCAATTCTCATCTTTTCTCCTTCACTAAAAGATGAATATGAAAAATCTTCATAAATTGGATTTAGAGATTTTTCGTTAAATTCTTCATCTAAAGTAAAGTTTACTGGAAATTCCATTATTTCCAAAAACTTATTTAAGTTATGATTAATGACTGGAAGGTATTTTTTAATAATTTTAGTTTTTGCTCCATCATCTTTTAAGAGCAAATGAATAAACTCATAGTTTGAAAGGTCTTCTTTTTTATCAGACATTTCAGTTTGTAGGGTTTCCAAACTTTCCTGCAATGAACTTAATTTATTGTATTCAACATTAGTATCTTTGTTTCTGCAGATAAGTGTTTGAATTTCGTTATGTAAGTTTTTGACTTGTTTTGTAAGTTCAGAAATTTTAATATTGTTGATATTAATTTCATTATTGAGTTTGGTAATTTTTTTTGAGATTTCTAAAAATTTAAGTTCATTATTCTGTTCTTCTTGAATGGTCAATTCAAGTTCATCACATGCAGATTTAAGTTCAGAAGATTTTTTATCAATATCTACAATTTTATTTAACCTAAATTTTTCATCCAAATCTTGAGTACAAGTAGGACAAACAAGATTATCTTTAAAAAATTTCTGCTCTTCTAAAATATTGGAGGTCTTCTGGAATAGTTTTACTTTTAAATTCTCCAGTTTTTTTAGTTTTGTTGAAGAATTTGAAAAAGTTTCCAATTTTTCCTGATTAACATTAACATCATTTAAGCTAATAATATTTTCTTCATTTAAAGTTTTTATTACATCCTCAATGGATTGTTTTTTATTTTCTTTTTCTTCTATATCCGCAGAGTTTCTTTTCTCAAGTTCTCTAATAAGCATCTCTTGAGATTGAATTTTATCTTCTACATTTTCCTTTTTGTAAGAATAATCTCTAATCTCATCCTTCAACTCTTTAATTTTAAACTTGGAAATATCATTCATAGAAGAAAATACTTTAATATCAAGCAAATCTTCCACAACTTCTCTTCTATGTTGAGAAGATAGTTGCATAAATGGCACAAAATTAGAAGATCCTAAAACTACAATTTGAGTAAAGGATTTATAATTAAGTTTTAATATTGATTGCTCCAACCATTTTTGTTGATCATTAGCAGATGCAAGTTGATCTAATAATTTATTATTTTTATAAATTTCAAATATTGTTGGTTTAATTCCCCTAATCAATTTCCAATTATTTTTACCTATACTAAACTCAATTTCAACAACACATTCTTTTTCGTTGATGCTATTGATTAATTGACTTTTGCTAATTTTTCTAAAAGGTTTATTGAATAATACAAAAGTCAATGCATCCAACATGGTACTTTTTCCAGAACCATTGTGTCCTATAATAAGAGTAGATTTTGTAGTATTTAATTTAATTTCAGTAAATTGATTTCCTGATGATAGGAAGTTTTTAAATTTTAGAGTTTTGAACTTTAACATAATCAGGAGGAATCACAATATCATCTGAGGTTATTATAGCATATTGATAGTTTAAATGGTCACAAGCCATGAAAGCAACTTTAGCATCAACTTCAGTTACTTCCATGTCAGGATACTCAAGTTCTTCTAGCATATTTGAATATCTAATAGCGTCATCTTCTTCTTCAAAAATATAGAGAATTTTTTCTCCATATTTATTCTCTATTGCATATGCACCTTCTGATTCATATCCCGAAACTGTTAGTATATACATTGCTATAATTGAAATGATTCTTGGTAAATTGAATAAATCAAATCTTTAATTCTATTCTTATTTAACTTAATTTCAGATTCATCAACATACCTTTTTAACAATGTTAGGGTATCTTCATTTTCTACTACATCATCAGCATCAAAATCAGAATTAATCTGTATATTTTCAATAATTTTTAGTTCATAAGGTTCAGTTTTAATAAGATTATCTAAAAACTTTTCGTACTTTTTTTGATTTATTTTATTTTTAACTACTAACTTTACAATACTGCCTTCATACACAGATAAATCTTCTTCTATATTATTTTCATCATAGTTACATATCTTAAACATTTCATATGGATTATCAATTTCCACTAATTCATTTGTATCAGTATCAAAGATAGTAAATCCTCTTTGATCATTATAATCATTCCAATACAGTTGATAAGGATTCCCTAAGTAAAATATTTTACCATCATTATTTCTTGTATGATAGTGTCCAGAAAATACTTTATCAAACTTATCAAATGCTGCTTTGTCCATTCCATGTTCCTGTAGGGTGCTTTTATTCACATAGAACCCACCTAGTTCTAAGTGTCCCATAGCAACCCTTGCAGGGGTGTTTCTGATTGCCTCAAGGGTTTCCTGTTCACTCTCTGGTGTTATCCATGGAATGAAAAATATATCTTGACCTCCAATACTTACAGTAGAAGGTTTATCGTATATTTTAATATTTTTATATTCATTCAACAGCAACATAGGACTGTTGAGTTTTGTAGTATTCTTATAAAAAATATCGTGATTACCCAAGATTACATGAACATTATATTTTTTTAAAGGTTCAAGAATAACTCTTTTAGTCCAATCAATACTCCAATAATCAGTAGATTTTCTATTATCAAACATATCACCCATATGGATGACTGTATCAATTTTATATTTTTTTAAAGTTGGAAAAAATACTTCTTTGTAAAACTTTTCAAAATACTCATGGAAAACTTTATTTCCTTTGCGAAAATTATAATGAGTATCTGTAATAATTGCGATTTGCATTATTGGAATCTATAGTTAATACTATCTTTGATGCCATTCATATCAGAATATTCTCCACCTATACTTGAAACATCTGCAGTGAAGACTTCATCAAATCCAGACCTTTCAATAATTTTAGATTTAATTTCTAACTGTTTCTTTTCTTTAGCAATTCTTCTTAAGAATGCATAATAAACAATTTGAGTAAAGTATGCAAAAGGATTAGTTCTTTCTATATCAAAGTTATGAATGTATTGAACACAATTTTCAATACCATCACAAATCATATCGTCCTTAAACATATAATTTACGAAGTTGGGTTTGTATGCTAAATGATTGGCAATACGCAAAAAACAATCCCCAAGATAATTACTAATTCTTGGTTTAGGAAGACCCAATTCTTTTGCTTCATTTACTTTTTTATTGTAAACAACAAGTGCCTGATAGAACTCCTTATTGTTTACATAGTGCTCTGATTTCTTTTTTCCCTTTGACATTAATGTATACATTAAATTTACTTGTCATCATTAGTTAACCTTATTATAGCACCCTTAGCAAGGGGTTGACAAGTTATATATATTTGAGTAGGATAACTCTGTGGGGTTTCAAGGGTAGGTTCGAGTTAATTACTATTATAAAGTTTTTCAAGTACTTTACGAGCATCATCAACCTTAGAAAGAAATCCCATAGATTTCTCTAAAGATACTTGAGGAGAATCATTTGAGTATTTTTTATAAATTTCAATAACAAACTCATCAGAGACTTCTGTCATAGTTATTACTTTATTCATATCAATAATATAAATGTCATCATCTGGGATTTTCATCCAAGGTTTTACTTTATATCCAATTATTTTGTTTTGTTTAGATACAATAGGGTCAATTATAACAGGATTTTCTAATATAAGTAACATTCTGTCTTCTTCTGGAGAAGAACAGACCATAGCAAATATTTCTTCACCTGATACTAATTTAATTGAAGCATAAAATTCTTCTTCCATTATTTTTTTAAGTTAATTGTGATAATTTCATAATCAAAGTTTTCTTCGTTATAAATTTTAATTCTTTCCACTAAGTGATTAAGAGTATAATTTCTTTTTCCGTTGTGAGTAATGTCGTCAGCAATATCATATAAAGTAGCAGATACTTTATCTTTACCTTTTCTGAGGACTCTACCTATTGATTGGAGATTTCTTATTCTTGATTTACTTGGACTAGAAAACACAATATTATGAAGATTTCTAATATTAATGCCAGTGCTAAAAGTTCCATAAGAAGCTACTATGATTGCATCAGATTCTTCTTCTGTAATCTTTCTAACCAATTCTCTTTCTTCGGTGTCCACTCCACCATGAATAAAAAAGACTTTTCTATTTTTATCTCCATCCTTATTTATAAGTTCATAAAGAGGTTCACCATGGGTAGAAACCCTATTAAAAAGAACCAAAGTATTGCCTTTTAGATCTAATGTTAAATTTTTAATAAACTTATTTCTTTGTTCATGAGTGATTAAATATTGAACCTCTTCTTCATAGTTTTCAAAAAGCTGTCCTTCATGTTTCATAAGAAGGACTTTAATATTCAATTTAGAAAGATATCCTTTTTTAATTAACTCATCAGTTTTAATGAGTTTGTATGTAGGACCAAATAATCCCTCAAGAACTAATTTATGAGTTTGAGAACCATCCAATGTTCCAGTAAATCCAAATCTATACTTTGCATCATGTAGTTTGGACATAATGGCTATTAATGATTTAGACTTAAACTGATGGGCTTCATCGCCAATCACCACATCAAAGTTCTCAAAATATTTTTTATCTAACTTGTAAATAGACTGCCAAGTAGATATAGTAACCTGTTTATCGGACATTCTCTCACTGCCCCCATAGACCCTGTGACAGTAGTTGTTAGAGTCCCATCCATAGTCCTCAAAGTCCTTGTACATCTGCTCTACAAGGGATGTGGTGGGCACTATAAGAAGGGTATTCTTTCCAAGTTCAGTAAAGTATCTAACCACAGAATAAATCATCAAAGATTTACCTGATGCTGTAGGAGATAGTAAAAGTTTACGTTGATATTTTAATGCATCATGGACACCTTGAATTTGATAATCTCTTGGCTCATGAGAACATATACTTTTCATATAATCCTTTACTCCTTCCATAGAAATGGTATCATCCATCTCTCCAGGAAGACCATAATATTTGTTATCTTTAAACTCAAACTTATAATTATGATTATCACAAAATGAAATAATTTTGTCTAATAATCCAATATAGATTTCTCCTGTTTGAGTATTAAATAGACGTATTTTTCCATCCCAATGCTTACTCCTGTATTGAGGCATAAACTTTGCACCAGGAACATCAAATGTAAATTGATCACTCAACTCATACATGATATGAGCTTCGCATTCAATTTTTAAATAAATTTCATTTTTCTTTGATATGATTAAATCTGACATATTACATTCCAGATTGGAACTTTAAAAACTCTATTGAATTTTTAATTTGGTAAGTTCTATTAGAAATCATTTTTATAATTTCTTCAAGATATTTTAAAATTGTATCATAATATTCAATTTTTATAAAGATTTCTGATAGTTGCTCATCAGCTTCAATATGCCTTTGCATTCCTTCCTTATCCCTCACCTTATATGGAAATGGTTCTTCCTTATAAACATCTGGGTCAGATTTGCCAGCATAAAAGTTATATCTTTCTAGTTTTTTATTTTTGTATTGAAGTTCTGATTTTTTTCTTAATAAAGAAAAGTTATTATAATATTCATAATATTTTGCATGTAGTGATGCTATTTTTAAAGATTCATTATGCAAATCATCAATATTAATTTCTGAATCTTTTTTCCACATTAATTGTATTTCATCAAGAGAAATCATAAAGTCTGTCCTGTTGGGCTAATTATTCTATAGTAAGTATATTTGAATGTAACTTCTGCTGTAAAGTATCTAATATCTTCTACTGTGGCATCAAAATCTAAGGCAGAAAGATAAACAGGATATAATCCAGTGAATATTACTTGTGCTTGTGTATTTAAGTTGCTATTTAAAACCTGAAGAGTTCCATCAGACCTTTCATAAAAATCACCCTTCAATGATGGTGAATTATAAGTTTGTGAATTATCTTTAAGTTCTTTGTATTGTTCTAAACTATATGGAAATCCTAAACCAGTCATCCAATTATGAACTTCCATATAGTTTTCCATATTCTCATCAACCAGGAATCTTAATTTAAAATCCTCAAATGACATCTTATCGCCAGGAATATCAATATTTTTTCCATAGCGAGTTTGAAGTGCAGACCCTAAAGTAATTCCTGGAATTCCTGCAAAATTAGAAAAGAAATCTACTTTGGGAGCTTTATTTAAATTAAATTTAAATCCAGCAGGAGATAAAAAATTTCTATTTGTTGGTTGATTATTCCAAGTATTTGTTGCCATTTTTTGAACTATTTATTGCCATAAAAAAAGACCCCTTGTGGGGGGTCTTGATAAGATATGAAACAGAACTCACATGAGGTTCTTGATAGCCACTCTTCTGTAGTATCTGTTTGCATTTTGCTTGATAGCACCCAAGTCTTGGGTAGTACCATTTGCAAATGGGTTGGAAACCATACCATATCTGGTCTTGAAGCCAATTTTAGGCTGGAAGGTGTCCTGACCAACTGCACGAACCATCTGGAGAGGAACGTAAGGGCAGTAGAACAGACCTGCATCATAAGGGTTAGTTCCCTTATAACCTACAACATAATACTGGTTTGCAGACAGGTTGGCAGAATATGGGTCAATATAGACCTTGAACTTGCCATTGAGGATACCAGCAAAAGTATTGCCAGTGTCATCAACATTCAGGTTAGCATTCAGGGCTGGGGTATAATCAAGGATTCCTGCCATGGTCAGTGCTGAAGCAACATCAGAAGAGCACAGGATGGTGTTACCCTTTCCTCTACGAGTTCTGAATGCAATAGCATTAGCATCTCTTTCGATCTGGAACAGAAGTCCTTTGAACTTCTCAACAGACCATCTACCATTTGAGTCAACATCAAGGTCAAAAGTACCAGCAGTTGCAGTATTGACTTGAGCACCAGGCTCAGCAATCTTGTAGATGGTTCTAATAACTTCTCTGTTGATTTCAGCAAGAATTTCTGAAGACAGAATGTTTGCTAACTCAGCTTCAGCATCAAGACCATGAATAGCCTTGAGGTCTTGTGCCAGTTCCAGGGTGTACTCAGCTTTGAGTGCTCTTGTCTTTGCAGTAACTGAGAGCTTCTCAATGCTGAATGCCATCTGGTTGAACTGATGATTATCATCAGCACCAAGATTTTCAGCATCAGAGGTTCCCATTGCCTGGCCAACTCTGTACTCTCTGCCAGTTGCACCAGCAGCATTCAGGTCAGCAGGATTGTTACCAGCAGCAAGTCCACCACCAGCAAAGCCAGTAGTACCAAAACCTACAGAAGCACCATCATCAGAACCACCGGTGTAATCACCAGTAGTAGTGTTGTAACCTGAATCTTGACCGGAATATGCAGTATCAACTTCATTGAAGAAGGTCTCTTGACCAAGTTGATTTACATAACGGCTTCTCATTGCAAAGATCAGTCCAGTAGGACCATTCATTGGCTGAACACCAGCCAGATCATATGCAACCAGATTAGGCATTGAACGTCTGATCAGTGAGATCAGAACTGGGTCGAAACCTGCTACTGGACCAGATGCACCAGCACCACCAGAGAATCCAGCACCACCACCATTATAGCCAGAGTAGGTGTTGACATTGGGGGTCTCTGTGAGGAATCCTCTTTCCTCACTTAAAAATCTTTCTTGGTTTTCTAACAGAACAGCGGTAACAGCCTTCTTGTAGGGATCTTTGATCTCATCAAGTCCTGTTGCCTCTAGGAGAGGCTTCCACTTGTTCTGCAATTGTTCTGAAAGGAACATTGCTTTTTCTCCGTGTTTTGTCTTGTTTAAGTGTTTTTAGCTACAAATATTTATTATATAATAGATTTCACTTTGAGAATTTTGAAGCTGCTCTGAGATAAGAATTCATGGCATTGCCATAATCTTCTTCTGTCTGCTCAGTTAAAATTTCTCCTCTAGAAAATCCTGAATTTCTTGGGAAATATGATTCCTTCAGTGTATTCAGTTTTTCACGATAGTCTGCTTCACTTTCAAACTCAACACTTTCAGCAAGACTTGCAAGCTTTTCCTTCTGAGTTAAAGCTAACCCTTCAGTTACATCATTTAAGATGGTATCACTTACAGCTTCACTAAGTCTTTGATTTAACTGAACATTTCTTTCGATTTGTTCATTGAGTTTGTACTCCATTTCATCTAGTCTTTCGACCATGCTCTCTAGCACATTATATTTATCTTCAGGGATTTCTACATAATGATCTTCAAAAAGTGACTTAAGTCCAGTCATAAATGACTCAGAGAGTTCTGACTTAAGGCCAGTTTCAATCTGAAGAGCGTTTTCTTCAACCCACTCTTCAGAAACATACTCAAGGTAAGCATCAACTCTTGAGGTTAATTCTTCCTTGATAGCATCTACTTCTCTAACAAGTTTAGTATTAAACTTGTTTTCCATAGATTCTTTGATATCTGCAATCTTAGATCTTACTGCAGATTCAAAAATAAGAGTTGCTTTATTTCTAAAATCTTCAGAAAGATTTTGGTCTCCAACTAATGCAGTAACATCTTCTGAGAAGTTAAATTCAAACTCCTCATCCATTTCATCATCTTCCTCATCATCTTCTTCATCATCTTCTTCTTTCTTTTTCTTCTTCTTACCAGACTCTTCTTCCTCCTCATCATCTTCTTCTTTCATCTTACGGGCTTCTTCCATTTTCTTTTTGCCCATTTTCTTCTTACCAGACTCTTCTTCCTCCTCATCATCTTCTTCATCTGCTTCTTCTAGCAGATCTTCATTGTACTCATAATCTTCACCATAGCTTGCTTGCTTGCCTACAATCTTTGCAGGCATGGCATCAGCAGCTTTGGCTCCCCTATTGACTACATTTCTTACTGCCTTAAGGGTTGCACCAGGAGTCTTAAGTTTGTTGGAATCTCCAAGTGGGGAATTTTCTCCTGTTGGAGTAGGTCCACCAAGATCTTCCCAAGAACCAGATTGTCCTTCTACCTTAGCATCAAGCTTAGGCATTGACTCTGCAGGTCTTGCACCTTTGTTAACAGCGGTGACTGATTTTTTAGTAGATACTTCCATTTCTTGTAAATTGCTACCAGCGCTCATTTGTATTCTCCGAATAAAATCTTTTGTTTTTTAATTTATTCCTATATTTATTTATAATTTAAAGATTTAAAAGATAATCATTCAAAAGTTTGAGTTTTCTTTGTTCAGTTAATTTTTTTTGTTTTGCATAAGACTCAACTTTTACTTTGGCAACTTCTGCTGCTTTTTCCTTAAGAATGCCACCTTCCCACACCCATTCCTTACCTTCCATAATCCCTTGAACAAAGGCATCGGGGGCAGAAGGGTCTGCTACAATATCTGCAGCAGTTGCTAACATAAAGTCATCTGAAACATATTTGACTCCATTTCTTTCAATGAGGGAACCAATTCCCCTAGATGAAACTCCCAACTTTACGCCTTCTCCAAGAAGAGACTTTGCAATATTACCCATTGGGGTATCAAGAATTTTTGCTTTACCTACAAAGTTATGTCCCTCAGAACGAAGATCAGTAATCATATGAGAAACTCTATCCAGATTTACAGTGGGACCATCTGGGTGTCCAAGCTCGCCAAGAGCACGACCATTCATAATGAATGTATCATTATATCTCTTAACTTCTCTTTCTAGGATTTGGAATGGATAGCATCTACCATTTCTGTTAGTTACTTCAGCTTGAAGAAATGGTCCTGTAATATACAGGGTTTGTTTACCATTTTTTTCTTCTGTAATAATTTCTACTGATTCTATTTCTTCTGTGATGAGTTTCATTTGTTTATGCCTGTGATGCTATTTGGACTTCTGAAATGTGTAATGCTCCAGTTCCACCAGATGCTCCTGGAGAGGTATCAGTATATCCAGATATTTTAATACTTCTTGCAGCAGTTGCATTAGTAACTGCAACACCAATAATTGAAGTACTGTTAAATGCAATTGTAAGAGTACTTGTTCCAGTAAGAGGATTTTCTGAAATTGCTGTTATTACCTTATGTGTAGTATTAATACCTGAAGGATATGCATTTTCAATTGTTAAACAATCTCCAACCACAAAAGGATTTCCATAATTTTGCCCAAAAGAAATTATGGTTGAAGTTCCTGTTGTAATACCAGAAATTTTTTGTCTTGCAACCCTTTCTTTTATAATTTCAGATTTATTTGCAGGAATATATAATGAATTTAATGTTGCTGCTGGATTTGTTCCTATAGCAACATTGCAATCTTTATTTGGTGTTAATCTAAGATAACCACTTTGGAGGGCAATAGCAACACTAGTTGTAATACCTGTGGTATTAATACCAAGAGTTGCTACTTCTTGTACAATTTTTAATGCCATCAATCTTCCTCTGATTCTTGATATTCTTGATCACCAAACACCACTTGTGCCACTGCAGGTCTCAGGTCATTAATTTTTTCTGCTGATTTGGTATAAAGAATTTCTTTAATTTTATCAGATACCTGTTCTGCAGAATTGCCAACCATTAAAATATCCAACAAATCATTACTAGGATCCATAAAAATTCCTCAAAGTTTATAAAAGTATTTATATCTCTGCTGCTTTAGTGTTTATCTTGGTTGCGGACTGTGCTTGGGCATCAGTTGCTGCTCCTTGTGCCTCCAATCCAGGTTCCATAGGAATTTGTCCAAGCATAGTAGCCATAGTGGCTGGATCTGTAGGTAGAATTGGTGATCCATCTGGTCCCATTGGAGGATATTTTTTGGGGTCAACATAGTCGCCTCTTTTAATTTCTTCCTTAATGAGTTTATCTTGATCTACAATCTCCTGATCAGTTTGTCTTAAGATTTTCCTTCTTACATAATCTTTGGAATAATATGTACCAATATATGGTTGAACTGCTGCTATGAGATTGAGTCTTTCACTCATTAACTCACTTTCTTTAAGTTCTGCAAAATGTCCATCATAGAGATAATCATATTGAATATGCTCACTCATTTTATCCCAGTCTTCTGGGGTAACAATATTTTTAAGAATCAATTGTGTTCTAAGCATATCGTGGAAGAGTTGGCTAAATCTCTTTCTCAATCTTCCTACAAACTTACCAAACATCAACTCATCTCTTAAAATTTCAGATGAACGTCCTAAATTAAATCCACCATCAGATGCTGTTCTAGATTCTGGAACATTTAATGCCCTGAAAAGTTTCTTTTGGAAATACTGAACATCTGCCAGTTCTCCTAGATTTTGTCCACCAGGAAGAGTAGTAATTTCTGTACCACGACCACCTTCTCTACGAGGAAGCCAGAAATCTTCCATCATACTCATAAACTTACGATCATCACGCATTTCACCTGTAGATGCATCATAAACAAGTTTATTTCTATACCTATTCATAACATCACGCAGGTATTGTTCTGCCTTGACTTTAGGAAGATTGCCTACATCAATATAAAAAATTCTTCTTTCTGGAGCACGAGAAATTCTATAGATAACCAAAGCATCCTCAATCATTCTTAATTGATTAAGTGCTTTAATTGCCTTATGTAAATATGATAATGTAAGTTGTCTATTTCTATCTACAAGACCTGATGTACAAAAAGTAATTGCATCTTTTGCAATTTGGATTCCTTTATTACTGCCTGCAGATTTTTGAATTACTGTTGATGGGTAATAAACAAAATACTCATCAATTTCAGGTTCTACAAAAGCTCCTGCATTATTTACATCTGCTGTATATGACCTGTTTAATTCATTCCCTTTATTTTTTTCAACCCTCATAAACCTAACTTTGAGGGGGTCCACATATCTAATATCTTGAATACCAGCATCAGGCTTCTTAATATCAATCACTTTGTGGTACATTAATCTACCATCAACATACCAATTCTTAAAGATTTCATGGGCTTTTTTATCAAAGTCCATCAAATCTTTAATGTATTTAAATTCTTCTCTAATGATTTTCTTTAGTCCATCACTTGCATTAAGATTACTTAATTCAATTTCAACAGGAGAATCATTAAGATCACTAACAATAGCTTCATTGACAACATTTTCAATGGCACTATCACATTCTGGGTGAAGTGCCATTTCACGATATCTTTTGATCAGATCATACTCATTTCTAAATACACCTTCAATATCAACATATTGTCCATAAAAACCACTAGTTATATAATAATCAACCCCGTCCTCATTATTTTGAGCGACGGGGGATATTGCACTTTTAGGTAAAGACTCACCATCTTCAATAGAAAATCCAAAAAGTTTTGGCATAGTATAATATTAAACTGTAAACTATTTAGATGATATCTGAAGTGTTATTTCCAGTAAATGCTTCCCAGTATTGAATCTGGAGATCTACTGTAAATTCTTCAATTTCATTTTCATTATTATAAGAAAGATCAATAGCAGACACACTAGTTGGGAATGCTCCCTTAACAACGTACTTTCTTAAAGTATCAATACTATTAGTATTTGTTACATTAGGAGCAACACCAGGACCTCTTGAGAGTTGAACTACATTCATATCTGCCATATATTCTGATGGGTTTATAGTACCAGATCCATCAGAAGTCTTGACAATATAATTGATCCATTTTTCAAAGAAACTTCTCCATTTGAAGTCTGTATCATTAAGAATTGTGATTGTCCAAGTATCAAAGGTTCTATCTCCAGCAATCTTAAGAGTTCTACCTCTAAAAGGTACTGGAATTTCTGTAAGAGTTGATGCTGGCATACCTGCTGCCTTAATAAGCATCAGATCACCTTCATCAAAGGTAACTCCCAATTGAGAAAATACTGAATTTGTTGCTCCAGTACTTGTTGCTGTTGTTCCTGGAAGACCTCCTTGTTCTGCTCCAAAACTTACTTCAAATAAGTTACTGCGAGCACCACCACCTTTAAGCTTAGTCTTAAAGGCATCAATAGTTCTTTGTTGAAAAGTAGACATTTCTGTTTCTCCTAATTAATTTAAACTGTACCTACGACTGTTTCAAATGAAACCCCAGTTCTTGTAGCAACAAAGGTTAATCCAATGAAATTGATGGATCTTGCTGGTTTCACATAGATATCAGCAATAAACTCATTTCTATCAATTACATCAGGAGTATTATTTGTATCATCACAAACTAGGAGGAAATCAGTAATTCCTCTTTTAATTTGAACATCTCTTAAATATGGTTCAACAATGTTAATAAAGTTTGCTCTTGTAGTTGAATCATTAAACTCAAACAGTTGAGCATCTGCTGCACTTTTGATTGCCTGCTCAATTGTAATGAAGAGTCTTCTAACATTGATTCTATCAAAAGCAGATTGATAAGAAAGTGCAGTTTTGTCTCCAAAAAGAATAATACCAGAACCTGGAGATGAAATCACAGGATTGATTCTTTGTGAATAAAGTTGGTCCCTATCATTTTGACCTGGATTGTATGCAAGTTTGATTGGGAACTTTAAAGAACCTCTGGTCTTACCTGCTGGTGAGTACCAGGGGAACTGGTCAATATCAGTTCTTGCACAAAGACCAGCAATATCAGCAGAACAAGGAATGTAAACAAACTGTTGATTAAATCTATCATAAATGTACTGATACCCACTATCAAATACTGCATAAGATGAAGAAGTCAGTGGGGAGAAGAATGAAAGAACATTTGCAAGTTGAGTTGCAGAATTTGTTACATTAACAACTGCATCTCTATTGGGAGAAATGAATGCAACACAATCCTTTCTACTATCTGCAATGCTAATTAGGGCATTTGCCTTTGCTTGCTCTTCTTCTTTGCCCAATGCAGTACTTCCTTGTAGGATGAAGTTAAGTGGAACTTCAGTAGCATTTGCAAGTTTATCATAAGCATTTGAAATATCAGTCAGAGTTACTTGGAATCCTCCAATGTTATTGGTTCCACTGTAATCTTGACCACCAGTTAAATCATAAGAAACATTTCCTATTGAGTTAAAAGTTACTCCTTCAGCAGGAACGCCCCAAACACCATTTGTGATATTTTGTGGAGTAAATGCTGAAGAGAACTTAACTGAAACAGGTGAAGTACCCCAATAAGCATCTGCACTATCTCCAACAGATGCACCTGCATAAATGTAACTTGAATTTGCTGCAATATAATCTTTATAATAAACTTTTTGTGAAGGTGAAATTGTAGTATCTAATGCTTTAGAAAGGTTGAGAAACTTTTCTAAAAGTGATTGTGGATTGCCAGAAACATTACCTACTTTTTTACTATCAACAACTACAATGTGGAATGCATCATTTTTACCACCTCTTCCTGTTACATAATCATTAGTTCTTGGTTTAGTGGCAATACTTCTCCAAGCAACTGTAGTATAATCTCCCTTTGCAATATCTAAAACATTTTGTGTATTATACCAGTCAGTAACAGATGTTGGAGTTAGTGTATCTGTTGTGTCCCCTTGAGAATTAATAATATTTAATGATGATGTAGTAAAGGAATAAATTCCATTTTCTGTATATTCTTGAGGAGTTTCTGTTGCTCCAGAAACTACAGAAGTAATCTTCACATAAATGCTAGATGCTCCAACTCCAGTAACAATTCCTTTGAGGAATCCTGATGCTGTAGAAGTTGTTCCAATTCCGGGAACAATACCAGAAAGTGCTTGAGTTACTCCATAACCTACAGAAACATTTGCTGTAGATACTCCAGATAAAGTTTGATCTGCAAAGTTATCAATTACACAAACTTTGAGACCTTCTGCCCAATATCCAGAGTTTTTTGCTACCCAATAATAATTTGAACTTGAATAATAATTTTGATTATAATCATCATAGTTATCAATTGCTACTGTGGTAGTACCAACACCAACACCAGCATTTGAATTAAGTAAGTTTGTTCCACCACATCTAACAACCTTTAAACTTCCGCCATATGAAAGAAAGTTGGATGCAGAATACCAAGATTCATAATGGTAATCATTTGTTGATGGCTTTCCAAATACTGTTACTAAATCATTTTCATTAGAAATAGTAACTACTTGATTTACTGGTCCTTTTGCAAAGGGTGCAGCAATACCAGCAGATAATGAAGTGGTATTATTAATACCTCCTCTGGTCAAATCTACTTCTCTTACCTTAATCCCTGGAGATGCTAAGCTTAAAGCCATTTTAACTCCTCTAGTACTTCATGTTTTTTTCTCTAAAAGTATTTATAATTTTCTCCTTTTATCTGTACTCCCACATGTATGAACGATCTCCATACTCATCTACCTTCCAAATATCACCATCTTCATCTACTATAGGTTCATCTTCTATCCCAGTAAGAACAAATCCAAATGGAGCCATGTCTTGTTCTATTTGATTTTTTTGTTCTTCATATAATCTTTTTCTAACATCTTGCTCAGTGAGTTCTTTAAAATAATCCTGTGCAACTAACCAAGCATAGATTACCAAGCACATTGCCAAGTCGTCATTACATCCTTCTTCAGCTTCAAATGAATTACTTTTTTGAATAAATGTGGTAAGTTCACTAATAATTTCATAGTCACTAAAAATTAATTTATCTTCCTCAATCATAGTTTTGAGGTTTAAACATCCAACTTTTTTGACAGTTTTTGACATTTTAATTCCAAGCTGGGTTTTCTTGCCAGAAAATCCTTGACCAACAATTTGCCCAGCTCTTCCTCTCATAGAACACATTAATAAATTTTGATACTCCAAATCATATTGTAAAATTGATGCTACCTGATCTCCAACATCATTTACTTCGCATAGAATAAATGCACTATTGTATGCTTTTGCCACATCATAAATTACATTTGGAAATAGCATAGGTTTGATTTCATTATTTCTATATTTTGCAACAATTTTGTGGGGAAATGTTGTTATATCAAATACTACAAATGCTGAGTAATCAATACCCACTCCTCGTGCAACATCCACTGTGAGCACATAATCTTTATCTAATGAGGCATCTTCATAAACATCTAATCCTTTGCTTTGCTTGATTGGATTGTCATATATTAAACTCTTAAGTTTGCTTGGAGATATTAAAGTATCTACTGATCCTAAAAATTCACATTCAAATTCAATTTTAAATTGCTGAGCTGAAGTATTTGCAATAGTTTGTTCTTTCCACTTTGAATCTCTTCCTGGAACTTCTGACCAGTGAACCTCAGTTGGAATATATTGATTTTTGCCCTTTTCTGCATCATGCCATAAACGATAAAAATGATTCATCCCGTGTGGGGTTGAAACTATGATAACTTTTGTGGATTGTCCTGAAGAAATTGTTGGATATACTGATGCAAAGAAGTCATCTGCAAGGTGATTTTGAACGAATGCAAATTCATCCAAGAAAATAATATTATAAGAACCTCCTCTAACTGCTGAGGCTGATGTAGAAGCAGCAAGAATCTTTGAGCCATTCTCCAGTTCCATAGAACCCTTGTTCCAGGCTAGAATGCCCTGCTGAAGCCATTTGGGAAGGTTTTCATAGGCAGTTTGCAATCTGTTTAACAAATCCCTTGCAGTAGATGCTTTGTTGGCTAGAATTGCAATATTGACATTATCATTAAAAATTGCATAATGAAGCAAATATGATACAACAGTTGTAGATTTGCCTGTTTGACGAGGCATCTTACAAATATTAAATCTATTATTATGGAAATTTTTAATTAATTTTTCTTGGAAAATATATGGTTTAAATGGTTGAAGACCATGATCCAAAGTTACAATCTTAACATAATTTTTGGCAAAATATACTGGATTTTTTTTACACTTTATAAATTCATTAATTTGATCCTCAGTAAACTCAATAGAGGTATTTGCCTTTTTTAAAAGGGGATTACCTAAGTAAATATTATCAGCCATAATAATTTCCTATTATATCAGCAATTCCACTTTCTCAAAGATAATGCTTTTCTTGTTGGTCTTCCTTTTTCATCTTTCATAGGACCAGGCATTCCACCCATACGGGCACAGAATGATTTTCTACGATTTGCTGACTTTGATCCTGGTTTTAATTCTGATGGTGGTGTAGTAACCGCAAGAGAAAGATGAGAACCTGGATGTTCTTTGCGATAAGAAGCAATTCCTTTTTTGTTCAATCCTCCCTCAGGATTCTTTCCCTCTTTTCTTTGCCATGCAGCACTTTCAGAAACAGATTTTTTTCTTCTATTAATTTCTTTCTGAATTCTTTTTAACATAAACTGATTAGCTGGAGATGATTGGTCCATAGAACTAAATTGTTTGTGTGCTGCAGATAATTGATCATCTGTTTGACGACCCATTTTTGCATCTTCTGCAAGTTGCATAAACTCAGAAAAAGTAAGGGAAGCATCTTCTGCAGCAACACAGTTTGGAACTTCTTTACCCCCCTTCATTTTTGTGGGTGGCTTTCCTACTTTCTTACCAGTCCAACACTTACTTGCACCAACATTTTGTCTTGCTTGTTTTAAATCTTCTGAAATTTGTTCTCCAAGTTCTCCAAGTGCCTTTGCTTTACGAACTTTTTTTGATCTTAACTTACCACCAGGATAGTTTCTTTCATCATTACCCTCAAAATCGGGATCTACATTAGCACGATGTCTTGCTGCTCTTTCTGGAGATGCTGATGGTTTGTGAATACCTGATCTGCGTCCAGGTGCAATTTTTTCTGCTGCTCTTTTTTGACTTCTGTTAACTTTACTACGTTGTACCTTGAAGTCCTTTAAAGTCATACCTTCTTCCATATGCTCTTCATCAATATCAAGAGTTTTTGGATATCCTTTTTCTCCTGGTTTTTTGGGTGGTTTACCTGCTTTTTTGCGAGCATTAATGTTGTCCCATAATCCTCTTTTTTCATTTATAGAATCTTCATTTACTTTACTTTCGCCACTATCAAGATAATCTGCAGCAGTATCTAAGTAATCTGATGCTTTAGTAATTTTTGACTGAATCCAAGCTTCAATATTTCCTTCTCCTTTCATTTTCTGTTGCAATCTTTTAATTGCACTTATAGCAGTTTTTAATTCAGATCTTGCCATAGAATACTCATGATCTTTTTCTTCTGGCATATTTGCTGGATGCACTGTAGCAATAGAAAACTTTTTCCACATTTCAGGTCCAAACTTACATTCCTGTTGGGTTTCTGATTTTCTACAAAGATTACAATATCTTTTTCCTTCTAATCCCATTTTAGAGTTTTCTACAGATTCTTTCATAGCTTTAATCCAAGTATCTGGGGTTTTGTTGTGTTTTTTTACAAAATTGTTGTGAAGTTCTTTCGCAGTCATATTATATTTTTTCATAATAACTCTCATCAAATGATCAATAGAATCATAAGAAGTATTGGTAAGTTTTTTTAATCCAATTTCAAGTTCTTTAACTGCCTGCATTAAACTTCAGTTTCTTCTACATTATTTAGAAGACCTTGTTTTATAAGTTTGGACAATTCTGCAGTTGATCCTACAAAAAGTGAATTATTAACTGTTGTTGGACCTTTTTGGGGAGCATCCAATTCTCTCATTTTCTTTTGAAGATCAATTAGTTTATCTGTGGTATCTGCAACAGATTTAATTAATTGACCTGCAACTTCAAATGCTCTTGGATGTCCAGATTCTTGGGCAATCTCTAATATGCCATCAACTGCTTCTTGACCCTTAGAGATTAAACTATAAAGTTGTCCTCTACTGTATTCATAATCCTTTTGAGGATCATTTGGAGCATTGACTGGAGTAATGTCGATAGGATCTGTTATAGGGACAATAGATGTCTCTATATTTAATGATTCTTCTATCTTAGAAAATTTCTTTGCCATACACTATATATCAACGTCAATTCCTTGACTGCTACTGTAAGTTTTAAAATCTTGGAATTCTGCAAATTCTTCATTAAATCCAAAGTCATCTCCATATGGAATTAATGGATCATCTGCAGAATCAACATGCCCATCCTGATTGTAATCTTGAAGTGCTTTAGGTGTTGCAGTATATCTAACTTCTCTCTTTGCACTCACTAAAGCATCAGTTGCATAATCAACTTGTACCTTCTTAATAAGACCTTGACTATTCTCTGGTATTTCACTAAACAAGTAAGTTTTTGCTGTGAAGTTTAAAGTATAAATTATACTTCTTCTTGTAGAATAGTCACCTTCATAATCATCTCTAAATCCAATTCTATTTAAAATGATTGGAATATCTCTTGTCTCATTAATTTCTGGAATTAAATTTGCAGTAACAGTAAATGCTGGTTGAAAAAATGGAAGAATTTGTTCAACAATTTGAAGTGCATCATCTTGAATTTTTGCAATAATATTTAATTCAAATGAAATGTTGTAAGGGACTGGGGTGAAAATATTGTTTATAATTTTATTATCTACTGTTCTTGGAACTTTAAATGTTTGAATGATTGAAGATTTTCTTTGAGAATCATAATCAATAGAATTCATTTCAAATGACATTCTTGGTAATGTAATTGCAATTTTTCTATCACCTGCTGCTTGTTGTTCAAGTCTTGCTAAGAATTTCTGCATAGGTCCATAAGAAAATGGAACTTTCAATGAGGAGATTGGAGTTCCATTTTCATCAAATCTTCTTATTTCAATATTATTAAATAATGTTCCAAAAGCAGTTACAGTTTTTGATATTCCTTTATGATAAAAATAATTAAACATTTTAAATACTCTTTATTTTATTTTATTTTAAACTTCACCAAATGGATTAACTTCAGTGAATACTAAAATATTATCTGATTCCTCTTGTATGACTGCATTTTCATCATATGCAGAATTAAGTTGGAATGTATCGTATTTAGACAATATGTAAATTGAACTTGATGCAGCACCTACAATTACATCTCCTACCACAAAATCAGTTCCCATACCAGCAACCATAAGTTGGTTGGTTTCTGCATCCCATCTTTTAACAATACCAACAGCATTTGATAATGAACCAGTTACTTGTTCCTCAAATATAAAATTGCCATAAGAAATACTAGAACCTGCTCCAATTGTAATTGTAGGTGCTACAGTGTATCCAATACCAGCATTTTCAATTCTAATAGTAGATATTTCTCCAGAACCATTTAAAAATGCTCTGGCAATTGCAGTTGTTCCTCCAGAAACTGGAGGTGAGAATGTAACAGAAGGTTCTGAGGTATATCCTTGTCCTGGATATGATAATACAATAGGACCAACGCTTCCAGAGGTTCCTAATCCAACTTTAACTACCGCTCCATATCCATTTCCCCCAAAGAAATTTATAGCAGGGGGATTTCCGTTACTATATCCAGATCCTGGATTTTCTAAATAAACTTTTTCTAAACTTAAAGAGGAAAGTAATCCTCTTTTACTTGTCATTATCCCTACCGCTGTTGCTTTAACACCTCCAAGTGGAGATGTAACAACCAATGTTGGGGCAGAAGAATATCTATATCCACCATCAATAACTTCAATTGTTTGAATTGCTCCATTGACTAAACTGGTATAAGCAGTAGCAGTTGCTCCTAGTCCAGAAAGAGATAATATGGCATCATAGCCAAGATCTTTAACAGCTCTATCAACTTCATCTATAGTAGTTTCAATTTCATCATCTTCTAGCTCATATACTTCGCATCTTAATTCATAAACATAATTTTTTTGAAGTTGATAAAATGGTTTTCTATTTTCTACATATTTGATTTCCATTACACTGTCTGATAATGGAATATAAAGTAAATCACCTTCATTAGGTCTTAATGGATTAACTCCACCAATACCTTTCATCAACTCTCCTACATATGTTTCAAAACGTTCTTTTGAAATAATCAATGTCATTTCATCAGTAACTTTAACCCCAAACTTACTCATCAATACACTATTTGGATCAAATCCTTCATAATTAACCAAATATGCTTCTATTGGGAATGCAGATTTAAATTTAGAATAAAGTACATCTTTAATTATTTTTCCTTGAGATACTATTTGTCTTGGCAAATAGTATACTTCTATTCCATAAGTTTTTAATTGTTCATTAATTAAATCTTGAACAAGGTTTTGTTCGCCTGATGTTCCTTGGATGAAAAATGGATTTAACATATTATCCTATCATATCGAATGGAGCAGTTTCATATTCACTTATCATTCTCAATCTAATTGCTTCTAATTCTCTTACTGCATCATCATAAATTTGTCTTCCATTTAATTCAATACCACCAGGAAGTTTAACTCCTTGGAATTTGATTAAGTTTTGCCCCCACTGCTTTTTAACTAAAGATGTAAAATACATTTTTAGGAATGAATCATTATATACTTTAGTAAAATCATTTGGATCAAGTATTCTGTAACATTCCATAATAAGATAGTTGCCAACAGTTACTGTGTCCCAACTCATATCAATATAAAGTCTATTTTGTCTTTTATTAAATCTAATTTGTCTTTGTGGATTAACAATCCAATCAATATCTTCAAGATATCTTTTAGTTGTGTAATAATTTACAAGTTCAGTTGAACTAAACCAATAAACATCATTTAAGAATAATTGATAATTAACATTAAATAAATTTCCACTAATAGTTCTATTATCAATTTTAAATACTTTTTCAATACCAATAACTGTGTCTGGTACTTGAATATAGTTAGAGTTTTCTTCCCAATTAAAAGTTCCAACAGGAGAAGTTGCTGTGGTTATACCAACTCCACTATTGTAGCCTGCTCCTTTAGATCTTCCTCTTGCAATATCATCATCAGTTAATTTATATTTAAGAAACATTTTTTCAACGCCATCAAAATGTCTCTCATTAAAATATTGCAAAGCGTCATCTAATCTATCATCAAGTTGCTCATCTGCAACGTTGATTTCTAAAACTGGAGCACCAAGTTGCCTTAAAGCATAATCTTTTAATTCTTGTCTTGATGCTGGTTTTGCCATTATTCCAATACTTTTTAACTATTTAGATTATCTATCATTAAACTTGATATTGCTTCTTCTTGTTTCATATAAAGTTTTATATAACATTTGCAAAGATTTCTCATTAAATCTATATTTGTGCATGTATCAAGTTCTCTTGATATTTTTTCAAACTCAAATAATTTAGAAATAGTTTCAAGTTTTAATTCATCTGGATCCATTAGTCATATTCCTCAATAATTGTTTGATTTCTTCTATAGAAGATTTTACTTCACTCAGATCAGATTCTATAGTATTGATTCTTTGCTGTTCAAGTTCCTTTCTTCTCTTAATTGAAGTATAGTTGTCTAATGCAATTTGATCTGTATTAATAATTGCATTAGACTTCATATCCCTTAATAAATTGGGATGTCCTTCAACTTTTGCATAATGTTCCATTATTTTACTGCGATTACTCTCAATTCTTTAATCAGTGGAGAATATGCTTGATTAGTACTTGTTCCTATAATTTTGATAGCAAAGCCTGTAAATGATTGAAGATTGTCAATAGTAAATGAATAGTCCAAGTATTCATTATTTAAGCTACTTCTAACATTTGCATCAGATCTTCCATCATTATTTGCAAAATTAATAATATGTCCATTGATGTCCAAATTATCATACCCTGGGAACAGTTGCCAAATTTGATCAACATCTGGTGTATTGGGAACAAATAATTTATAAAGAACTCTGATGTCTGAAGAAACATTTCTATATGCAGTTAATAAAACTTTCAAAGAGTTTGCACTTTGTTGTAAATCAACTCTATTGGAAACATAGATAAATGCATTTGGATCTTGAGAATTGGAATTTACTCTATTGTCAGAGACATAAGAACTCAATCCAACTGGTTGATTGATATTATAAATTTCTCCTATGACATAATTTTGAGTAAGGTCAACAATTGGGGACAAGTTAGCATCACTGGTTGATAAATTAAGATCTAAAGTAAATGATCTATTATTTGTAAATTGAGTTGCATTTAAGTACTCAAGTTCATTAATTCTTGAGGGAATCATTCTTGGTGCATCAAAGACATTTGTACTTCCAATACCAATAGATTGGAATGCCTGATCAACATAAGACAATTCAGATCCATCAACACTAGTTGATGAAATTGTTCTTACACTGGAAGAAACTTGAGTTCCATCAAATGTAGTTACCAAATCATCATTAAATTTAATAGAGCTAAATTGAATATTTTTAGAAGAATATACATTGCTTCCACCACCAGATTTTGTTGCAGCAAAAGAAGTACCTGCTCCAATCTGAACATAATAAGTATCTAATGTTGGCTTTGGATTTGTTAAAATATCAAATTGAGTATTAATTCTGTATAATGATACATTATCAAATTCATACTTATAAACTAAATCTCCAACACTATGTGGAATTGGAGAAGTTCCATAAACTCCCCTTGTGATATTTGAAAGTTGATTGTTTCCAAAAGAAGTATATTTGATAATTTCATTTCCAATTTGAATGTATCCTGGATTAGTTCCACTAACTGATGTTCCTTCAAATGTTGCAAATATAGAAGTACTAGCAACACTTATTGGGCTAGTAGATGTATTGCCATAAGAAACTGTTAATTGGCTTGGAAGAGTATCAGAAATTGCACCAGAAATTTCTACTTTATTGTTTGCAGAATACATGCCATGATTGGGATGATTAACTAATAAATGGTATCCGTCATTAGGTCCAGGACCTGCTGTAGAAATTGCTACTATTGGATTATTTTCAAGTAAATTTTCAAAAACTGATGTGGTATTACTTGAATTGTAGAATCTTACAGTACCACCAGCAGTATCAAAACTTGCTTTATTTAAAGTAAATTTCAAATCTTCTAATGGACTTGGAACCCAAGTAGTTCCATTTTGAGATTTAAATAAAGTTCCTAAAGAAGGCTGTCTAGTAATAAAGATTTTATTAACTGCTGGAAGATTGACTGTTGAAATATCTTCTCCTCCCAATTCAGAAACCCAAACTTGATACTCATTTGAATCTGCGGTTAAAACTATAGCATATTCATTTCCACCAGGAAGTCTTGTTAGTGTATCAAAGGTAAATCTAGTTGCAACACTAGCATCAGCACTTGTACTAATTCCAGCAGGTAATAATGTTTTTCTTAATCCTGGAATTATCTTATCGGGACCTCCAGGTGTGCCATTAACAACTTCTCTAATCTCTAAAGTAATTGGAAGTGTAGTATCTTTGCTGTAGAAATATACATCTACAGATGTTGGTACAATGCCATTTTGTTCAGTAACATTAAAGGTCTCTGCTACTGGATCCCAATACACAATTGTACGATTTTCTACAGCAGTTCCTTTTGATGTAAAGATTGATGAGGCAGAGCTGTCTGGCAGTTCTCCTGGAACTTTTGGCGAAGATTGATATACATTTAAATCAACAGAAGATGTTCCAGTTCTAAATGCATCATACTCATTTACCCAAATACTTCCCAATAAACTACCATCTTCATTAGAAATTAATCTAATATCGGAAACAGTAGCAGTTGCATAACTAGTGTTGCCAACCAATGAATATCCAGTTTTTATTCCTCCCCAAAATCCACTAATTTCTTTTCTGCTTAATGTTGAGATATCAATATTTAAAATAGTAGATTGAGTTCCATATTGAGTTGATAGGCCAACTGATGGATTATAAGGATTTTTGCTATAAACCAAAGATGGAGCATCTACTGGACCAAATTTATGATTTGGAACACATACTTTAAATGTGCAAGAAACATTTCCATTAGAATTTAATACCTTTACGGTTTCTCCAACTTGGAAAGTTCCAGTTACATTAGTAATTTCTAATAATTTAGGGAATACTAATGAATTCGTAGTATTGGAAGTTAAATCTCTGCCATCAAAAAGTAATTTAAATCTAGTATTTGGCTTTATTCTAACTGCAGTAAAATCAATATTTCTAGTTCTGGTATAAGGAATATTGCTTACAATTGCTGAATTGTAAGTTTGTCCCATTCTATCTGTACTATGAATGCGCTCAGTGGTTGAGAATGTAGTTGTCCAAGTATCTTTAGATGGATTTAATTCTAAAATGCCCTGCCAAGTTATAATATTAAAAGGATTTATATTGACAACTTTACTTGCAAAAGGCTGTGTAAATTGTGCTACTTCAGAATAATTTAAAGATAATTTTGTTCCAGTAATTTTTACATTATTGGAATTAGTATCAGATATGTTTATATTGGATATATTTGTATTATTATCAGTGGAATAGAGTGAAAGATTTATTCTCTCTTCATTTTTAGTTGCACTTAAAGTTTTATCTGATACAAGTGCATTATATGCAGCATCATTAACATTAGAAATATCATAATTATTAAATTCATCAACAAAAAATCCAGATTTAAATCTATTCAATCCATTAGTATCTTCAATTAGTAGATTTTTTGTAGAAGATTCTAATAATGAAAGTGTGGTATAATATTCAAGATTAGAAACTCTGGTGTCAATATTTCTAATATCTGACATAGTATATCTTCTATGGTCAGCCAAAATAATCTTTACATCAGTAGAAATATTATAAACATAAGGACCACTGATAATGGTGGCTACATCCAAAACTTCAGTAGAAATTGTTGGCTCTACTGGAGTTTCACTTGGATCACCTAATATCAAATTAAATGTACCATCTGCTGTTAATGTAAGTTTGTCAATTCTTGGTAAGTAAAAATCGTAATCAAATACAAAATTTTCATTTGATTTTAAGATTTGTGTTGCATTAAAACCTGAAGTATAGAAATACCTTGAGGTAAAATCAAATGGACTTAGAGTAGATGGAGTATAACTGGTAACTTTTGGTCTAATATCAATAATATCAGTATTTCTAATTCCATCAAATACTGCAAGTTTATTTTTATCTAAAGTGCTAGGATAACTATTAACAGTAATTAAATCTCCATTATCTGTAGAATTGTAAGTAAAATTGTCAAAGAAAATGGTCAATCTTCCTGAAGGTTGCTTTCCAGAGTCTTTTTTAATTAATCTTCCAAAATCATAAAAATGTTTTCTTTGTCCATTATCTAAAGTATAGTTGTTTATGATATTTGAATCGCCAGCATTTACTGAAGAAATGGTTGCAATATATCCAGTTTCAGAAAATGTTACAGTTTCATTTAAAGAAAATTTATTACTATTTTTGTAAATTAAGTAAATTTGAGATGTTGTCTTTTTCTGTGCATAAATTGCAACTGCTCCAGAATTAGATCCAACTAAAACTTCACCAATTGTTAAATCATCAGTAATTCCATTTGCACTATTGAGTCCAGTTATAGTGATCCAAGGTAAATTTGGATTTGAAGTTGTAGAAGATTCAAATACCCCATGAACCTGAATAATATCAGATGTATTTAAACTAATCTGATCATCTTCAACTCTTACACCATATACACTTGTATATGCTAATCCTGCATTATTTGAAGGATTATATTTTGTATTTGTAATTGTAACTGAATTGCATCTTACAAGTTTTTTAGATTTTGCAGTTACACTAGATTTAATTTGAGTTGTAATAACCTTACAAGGTCCCGATGTTGCACTCAATCCAGTAAATTGAGCACTCTTACCTCCTCCAGAAATAACCAAAGTTGCTGTATCAAGATTTTCTACAGATCCGTCAGCATTTACTACAACATATCTTTGTGGGTAATAATCTGTATAAACATAATTAGTTCCAGAAAGGCTTGGTAATGTTAATGTAGTTGATGATTTAGAAACTGATCCATATTCGACTTTTACATAAATGTTAGAGTTTAAGAAATCAACATTTGAAATATCATTATTGTTCAATTGAGCAAACAGAGAAGAATCTCCTGTTTGAGTAATTTTTGGTCTAATTACAGAAATATTTTGTAAATTAGTGCCAATTCCCAAATTACCAGTACATACATTAGTTACTGTAGATACACCTGCAATAGTTATTGAATTTTGATTTGTATTAATTGCACTAATTTTTGCATAAACATTAGAACTAAATCCAACTTGAATATACTTGATTATATCATTTACTCTTAAATTGGAAGCAAATGATGCTCCATTATTTGAAGTAATAGTTCCAGTTGATTCGTTTGATGATAAAGTAAATGGTCCAGTTAAAGATGATTCTTTAGATAGAACAACATCTGCAGTGAATCCTGCAGATGAAACTGATTTGATATCATCTATTGAATAATTTGTAACTGTTCCAATTGAAATTGTAGAACCAATTCCATTTACAGTTAAAGTTTCTGTTTGGATAAATGTTCCAGAAACTTGATATAATTTTATTGTTGGCGAAGAAGATACTTGGACATAACCAGAAGCACCACTATTTTTACCTTGAATATAATCCCCAACATTAATTGTTGATATATCAGAATCTGTGATTAAATTGCTATATGTTTGAATATCAAACAAACGTAAATCAAATTGAGTAGAAGGATCTTGATATGATGTAAGATGGGATTCAAAATCATAAACCCTTGCTACACCAATCTGATTTCCAACTTGAGCCCCATTTAATAGCCTAATATCATAAAGAGGAATAGTAACATCTGTAGTTAATCCAATATTAGGAGCACCTGTTATGTTATTGACCTTTAATACATTGCCAGCATAAAAACTAGATGATGATGATTTTACATGTTTAGTAGTTCTTGGCTTAGGAAAACTTTTTAAGTTTATTCCAGTTGGAACTTCATATCCCTTTACATATGCTTTACCTGGAGAAACTTTAATAACTCCAGTATTTGTAGAAGGAATTATAGAATTTCCAGTATTTTGTCCTTGCGAATATAATCCTTTATTACCAAGATTATCATTTAAAGATTCTAATGCTTCTACAGAAAATGGATTAACATAATAATTTCCAGATTCATCAAATGTTCTTCTTGCTAAAATATCAGTTATAAAAGAACTATCTGTAGTATTAGCAATTTTTTGTAGTACACCATTATCAACTCTAAACAGTTCAATAAAGTTTTCATCATTAAAATCATTTAAAGATTTTTTAGTTAATGATAATACAATTTTAAATCTATCTGCTCCAGGAGCTGCATAATTTGAAAATCCTTGAGCATTATCGTATAATGAGGAATCTTGATTTGCTCCAATAATTTGCTCGCTAATATTAAGACCAACTCTATATGAAGGAGTATTTGAATATTGATCTAAGATAATTTTATCTTTTGTTACATTTGTCAAATATCCTCTGACAAAATATACACCATCGTCAATTTTTGCTGCAGAAGCTACAGAAGTTGCTGCTCTATCTACAGGAGCAATTAATTTTGCTACAGTAGTTCCACTTAAAATTGAACCATTAGAAAGTTGAATATTTTCATTCACTACTAACTCTTCACCATCTACAAATACTTTTGTATTAAAATCAGATGAAGAACTTTGATATTTTACATAAAATGTAGTATTAGATCTTGTAGAATCTACTTTTGCAAGTACTTTTTCAACTTTTGCAGTTATATTAGATGTTTTTCCAGTTAATGTAGTTCCTACTAAACTTTGAAAATAATCTTCAACAACAGTCCCTTTGTAAGTATATTCTACTTCTACTGCATAAAAAGAAGAATCATAGGCAAAACCGCCAGGAACTACAACAGAATTCTTTTTAAAGAATGCACTTCCTAATTTTTCAATTTGATTTTGAAGAATTGATTGGAGAGTAGTTAATTCTCTTGACTGTACAGTAACTCCAGGCTTAAAAAGGACTTTATAAAAGTTCTTTGAGTCACTAAAATCATCATAATATGGATTTTTATTTAAATTAGTACTTTGGGACATTTCTTTAGAATTCTAAAATAATTTTGATGTCTTCTCTTTGCTGTGATGATCTAGTAACAGAAGGTCTATTATCAACATAAACGATCTCACCACTCTTTGTATTTATGTCTGGAGATGAAAGCCCATTGTAAAATGATTGGCCCAAATAATAAGTGACCATACCAACATCAACACTATTTGCTCCATTGGTTAATGAAGTATCTATAACATAAGTACTATTTCCAATTTTTATTGGACTGGTATCAAAAGGGGGTAAATTATAATTTGCACTTGTTTGAATGCCACTATTGGAAATGTGATAATCAAAAACTTGTTTAGATCCAGAATTGTATAAATCAATATTATTAACTCTTGGTTGCATATATTTTAAAATTTTAGTGGTAGAATCATAACTGACCACATTACCTATAGCCCCAGTATTAGCTTGAGTAATAACTGAATCTAGTGGCTCTATTAGGTCACTAGTTAATCTCATTGCATAAAGTCCAGATCCTGTATTTGATGTAAATGAAGAGGCACTTCCATCTGAAGTTAATCCTTCAATAATACCAACTCTAGAAAATTGATTTCCTACAATAAAATCTGGATTTGTGGAATCATTTTCAATTCTACTATAAATTAAAACTCTAAATGCTCCTAATTCAGTATAAACATTAGAACCATGACCACCTGGAGGTGTAATTATAACATTAAATATTGCTTTTGCTCCCCCAATAGGAGCAAGAATTGAATCCAAATCTAAAGTGGCAAAAGTATATCCTTTTCCTCCATCAGTAACAGTAACATTAATTGGCTTTCCTTGTTCGTCAAATACTACAGATGCTTTAGCATTTCCAGTACCATCAGAAGAGGTTCCATCCCCTTTAATTGGAACATTTGATAAAGTTCCAAAATAATTATAATTTTGTTGAGACTCTATTAAAATTGTTTCAATTTTTCCATTTATAGAATTATCTCTAACTCTTGATATTTCTGAATTGGTTGTGGTTTCCCAATTATTGGGAACACTTATATAATTTGTAGAGTCAAATTTTAAAACATCTCCTGGAGATAATGTATATAAGTATTTCCACATATACCCATCAGATTCCAATCTTGGAGACAAATCTGTATGCAAAGGCTCTTGGGTTGATGGTACTCCTTTATTTCCAAGTGCAGGAACTGCACCATTATTAATACAGATATAAACTCTATACTGACTATTCATTACATAGTAAGAAGAATCATATAATCTTGTAGAGTTTGTTACTGGAGTTAAATTATTAATGCTATAATCATGTCTGTACATTTCATACTTATTTCCACTAGTCCAAATAATTTTAGGAATTACTCTAATAGCATCAGAACTTGTTATTTTCTTTACTCCTAAAATAGTATCTTTGTATGAATTTAAATATAATTCATCGTCAATGGGAACTTCTGGGTAAGTTTCCCAATCTGGATAGTATGATGTAGCATTAGGGAATCCAATAAAAGTATAATAATTTTTATTGGCAACATCGTTAATAAAATTAGAACAATTTATTAACCTTAATTTATCTGTTACTATTGCCATTTTAATTCCTATTTTATCTTATTTATTATGATTTTCTGTAGAAAGAAAGTGTGGCAGTGTTAATTCCATCTGGAGATGTTGAATAATCAGTAGAACCTATTCCAACATAACCTACACCTATAGAAACAACTGTTACACCTGTTCCTACATAATCTCCTTCCACATAATCTCCTATTAATATACCAGTGGTATTTAATCCTATAATACTGGTGCTAATGCCATTAAATGTGCCAAGATAATCTACAACTTTTGTAAATGAAGTTATTCCCGATAACTGTTCATATCTTCCTTTACTTACATAAGTTCCGTCAATAATTAAATCTTGCTTTTGTGGAGTCCATGTAACAGATCTTAATTGAGAAGAATTTTTTGATAATCCAATATCAGAATAAACTTCAGTCCTTAATGTGTCAGAATTAATAAGCTCTTTAATAATTCTTGGATTTTCTTGCACTGGAGGGGGATTAAAAATATCTTGATGTAATTGTAAAGAATCTCCTTCCTTTAATTTTGCAATATTTGATGCAATATATGTATCATTATAATACCCTTTATAAAAATAAAGTTTTAAGCTACTTCCTGTTGGAATTGCCTCTGTAAAAGTTATTTTTGAACCACTATTGAATGTATAAGAAACTCCAGGTATTTGCAAAATATCATTAATAAAAACCAATAAATTTTCTTGCAAATCTATTTCATATTGAGAATCTGCATCTAAACTAATTCTTTGGCCATTTTTTAATAAAGTAAATGTTTTTCTAGTTCCATTTATTTTATCTGACAAATCATCAAGATTTTCTAATATTCCTACATTCCAGGCAGAAAATGCATCTTTGTTGGTCTCATTAATTTTAATATGAATTTTATCATCATTAATTTGAGTTCCTACTCCAGAAGTTCCTACAGGAACTAATATTTCTCCCACTTTGTAATTGTATCCAAAATTGGTAAATTTAAAGTCTTTTATAGTTCCATCAGGTCCAACACTAAACGAAACAGAAGCTCCAATACCAGCAGAAGACCCAGTTAATGGCAGATTAGAATATGATGTAAGTGGTTGATAATTTATTCCTGAAGTAGTTCCATATGAAACTATAATTCCTCCTCTGGGAAGCCCTCTAACGTTAACATCATACCCTTTTGATGAGGTCAATCCTGCAACTACAGAACCACTAAAAATTACATTAGTTTGAGTTCCACCAATTTCAGCATAATTAAATTCTTCTCCAAATCCTGGGTATTGAAATACATCATTAACCAATAATATTCCATTATCACTTGATATTCCAACAGTACTGATTCCTGAATTTTTTAATTCAAATGAACTAGCAATTCCTGTAAATTGATTTGAAATATCATCAAATACAACATTTCCATCATAATTTGACTTTAAAAATACTCTTCCATTAAATGGATTTTCTTGAATTGGGTAATAATAAGTAATTAGAAAATCGCTAATTGCAAATTCATTATTTGAAAAATTATTTAATACAACTTTATTACCATTTACAGAATCTAAATAATTTTTGGCAAAACTAAAATTGTTACTGGTATTTTTTATAATATAATAGTATGTTTGATTTGGAATATCTTTTGGAGGATTTGGCCAAGTCAAAAAGACTAAATCTCCAGTATTTAATTTATCTGTGAGTAATGTAAAACTGCTATTTTCAAAAATAATATTTGTCTCCAAAACATTATAGCTTAAAGATCCAGAATCTAAAGGAGCTTCATCAAAATAAATTACATCTTTAATGATATTATAACTTCCAGATAAAATATCTA